AGAATGGCTTCTCTATCGGTCATTTCTCTTGCCTCTCATCTGGCCAGCTTGCCGTAACGAGTGACGGCAAACGGTCGATCCATTTCTTGGCAACGCTGTCGATATCGAAGCGTTTTTTTAAGGTGGTCTGCGGCACGAGGATAAACATGACGACGGTCGTTAAACCGCGTCCTGTTTTCTTCGCTCGGTCGCTGGCAACCCGCGATTTGCCTTTACTGGTGATGCGGAAATCATCCGCCACTAACAATCCCACGCGCCGCGCACCTTTCGGCGGTACATAGCGAAGCGGAATTCCAGCCTCGGCAAAATCGGCGGGTGTAAGCTTTCTATTTTCACGCCGCGTGACGTATTGCGTAGGGATTGCCAAAAACCGTCCGCGCTTACTGCGGATAGTCGTCCCGTAAGCAAAGGCACCGATAATTTCTGGTGCCTTGGTATAAACAAAACCAGCGGCATTCATACTCATGCCACCCTTTGGGTAAAGATCGCCGCGCCATGTTTTGGCAAGACGATCACCAAGACCAGCGCCTGTGACTTGACCGCGCAATTCGTTTTTCAAACCATCGGTGGCTAGGCGTACGCCACTACCCACTGCCTTTTCAGCCGCCTTGACCTCGGCTGTCATCATAGCTTTCAGGTTTCCCTGTATGGCAGCATTAAGACGCATAGGCATCTACGCTCAGCACAAGCCCATGCTGATCTTTCACGGATTCACCTTGAACGATATAGGTCTTGCCGCCCTTAATGATCTGATGAATTTTCTTGGCAGGATCCAAAACACTTAACCGAACCTCAAACAGATTTGTTTCCGTCTGCACTTTTGAATCCAGAAAATCGACAACCTTGTCAGGGAAACGATGCACAACGACTGTCTCGAGCGTTGTGCTATCGTCAAAGACCAGATGTGCCGTCTGCCCGAAGGTAGCAAACAGCACATTGACCGCTTTTAAGGCTGCATTCTGAAAACTCATTCTGCGCCGCCATTTTCCTCAGTCTGCTCTTTTTGATAAATCTCCCATGCTTCATCACGCTGAGCAGCGGTGATATTGGCATCGAGTAGATCTTCAAGAGCATCAACATTCGGTTTACCGTTTTTGCCAAAGTCTTTGGCAGGATCCAGCGCCGAAATCGCATCAACAATATCCTCTAAAGTTGGATTGCTTTGCGTGCTGGGCTGTTTCGCGGCGGGCGGTATGGAGGCTTCTTCTTGATACGCTTCGGCAAAGCCGCGCGCAATCAAGCGTTCGGCCTCTTCATCCGAGAGATCAACAAGAGAAGGTGGCAAGTGCGCTTTACCATTTGCAACCAGCGTAATAAGTGCTTTGACTTTCATGGTCTCCTCCTTAACGAACCGTGGCGCAGAAAGATGCATTCGGGCGGTAAGGCACGATCAACGGCGCCGATTGTAACAACAACCAGCGCACGGCAGGATCTTCCTCCAGCCACGATTTCGAGAAATAGCGCTGCGCCCGATAGCCAGCTTTCTCATCCTGAATAGCACCATAGCAGCGCGTGCCTTCAAGCTGTCCGGTGCTGCCCACCAGCACGGTGTAATCAGGCAAGAGTTTCTGGACGACATCATTGTCGTCGACATAGCGGTCGTTATAAACCCAGAAATCCAGATCGCCGATTGTACCGACATAGCGTGCAAGCTCATTCCCCTGGCCAAAGGCAATCGGCCCCAGCGAGAGGTTTGTGCTATCAGCAATCCGGCGGATATCGAGCAGCTTTTCAACCTTGGGATCAGACTTGAACACCCGCCAGGCCAGCGTATCCATCACCACCGTGCGGCCAACGGCACCTGATTTTTCCTGAATAAGAGCGACCCAGTCCTCAAGATTATCAAGCGTACTGACACCTGTTTCACCCCAGCGGCTGCCACCCGTAAGAGCCACCGTTAAGGCAGCGTCACGTTGGAAATCCACAACCACGGTGGGGTAATTATCTCCGCTGACAGTGATTTTACCCGTGCGTAGGGCTTCGGAGGCCATGACTTCCTCACGCCGCGTCAGGTTTTCAAGCTGCTTGGTGAGCGTGCGGTTGATATTGGCCTCAAGCCTCTGCTGGGGCGTCAGAGTGCCACCAATTTTCTCACCGATTGACCGTTTGAAAGGCCGTGTTGGATCAAAACGGCGTTTGTCTTTGGCGTAAGCAGGCTTGAAGCTCTTGGTGGTGAAGCCTTCATCATCCACCACCTTGCCAGCCACCAGTGGCGAGACAAAAGGTGTCAGTTTGGGCTTTGATTTATCAATATCGAAGTGGATTTCTTCGGAATCCTCCGTTTGCTCTTGTCCGAAGAAGACATCAAGCAAAAACGAACTTGGACGATCCAAGCGTTCCACAACTTTACTCAAGACATGCGTGTTAAAAATATCGATAGACATGGATGCTCTCCTTTAGGCGGTTTGGTTTTTACGAAGGAAGATGCTCTTGGCGCGCAGAGCGATGCGGATACTGTCCAGCGTGTGGCCAGCACCCAAAGTCAGGGCGTCTTCATTAAACTCGCCACTGAAATAGACAATCGCCTGAGCATCGGCACTCGCGGCATTAGCCTTTTCGGCCAAGATAGCGTCTGGCGTTTGTGAGCCATCCGAACTGGCCGACGCGCTAAGCTTGAACTTGCCGTTGGCGGTGATGCGGCCAAGCACTGTGCCTTTGGCAAGATCAGCCCCAGCAGCGATGGTGACGAGTCTTTCAATGCGGGGATATTCCCCCGCCAGTAAATTGTCGGGCTTGTATTCGCCCTGACTGGTAAAGCCTTCTGTGCGTGTCATTTTTATCTCCTTAAAGGTATGGGGTTAAACGGCAGAAGCGATGCGGTTTGCCACCGCATCAATATCGTTTGCTGCATCATCGCTTGCGGGTGTGATGGTAGGGTTCGGGATACTGGCCATCACACGATCAAACGAACTGGTTGCCATTGCTTTTTCTGGTGTGGCGCAGGCCAGAATATGCTGAGCCTCCACCGCACTCATTTCTGTATGCAGCGCAATCTCAAGCGCGAGCTTTTGACGCTCTGCCGCTTCTGGCATGGCAAGAATGCTTTCCAATCGGTTACGCTCTGCCTTTGCGCCTTCCTGCCTGATCTGGCTGACAAGGCTTGGGTGTTCTTTGGTAAGTGTTTCAAGATCCATAGGTGTTTTCTCCTGTTTAGATGTGGGTGGGTTGGCAACAAAAAAGCCCTCCAGTGGAGGGCTTTGGGGTGAGGTCGAGAGTTCTTGTATCAGCTGCTCCAGACTGCCGACCCTGTCAGCTAGACCAGCTTCTACGGCGCGGGCGCCGATCATTACATCGCCGCCACCGTAATGAGTTTGCACGATTTCTGGTGCAACATCGCGGTTGCGAGCAATCGTGCTAATGAATACATCGGCCATGCTATCGATCCTTAGCTGCAGGCGCGCACGGCCTTCATCAGTTTGCGGGTCAAGGCGCTTATGTGGGCTTTGCGAGGATACAATCTCAACATCACTATTGGGTGCAGCGTTTTTACCGCGATATACGCCGACCACACCGATAGATCCCAGCGCCGATGTTTCGGAGACCACGATTTCATCTGCAGCGGAGGCAATCCAATACGCACCTGATGCCGCATCGCCAGAGGCATAGGCCACTACTGGTTTTTTGCCCCGCGCGGCATAGACCATATTGGAAAGCTCCGACACGCCATTCACTTCCCCACCTGGAGAGTCGATATCGAGAATGATACCTTTGATCTGCGGGTTTTCCAACGCAACGGTAAAATCACGGGCGATCAGTTCATAGCTTGATGCACCGCTGATAGCCGTGAATAAATTCGCGTAGCGAAACAGCGGCCCTGTGACGGGGATAATCGCCACACCGTCGCGTTCCATCACGCTGTAGGTGTTCTGAAGATTGCGCCCCAATTTGGCGGCCACCGCCTGCGGGCTTTCATTCTCACGCGCAGCGATTTCAAGAATGGTCTGCAAGGCGCTTTCCGTGATCGCCCACGGTTCACCCGATAACCGGTTCCAGATTTTCATGGTTGTGGTTCCTCTGTATTGTCTTCGGTTGTTGTCATGATGCTGTTGGTGTCGTTAATCGTCAGACCAAGTTCTGTGATCTTGGCTTTCTCGCGAGCGAGTTGTTCCAGCACTTCTTCCCAATCCAGCCCTTGGCTGGCACATTCATCTTCAAGCGTGGAAAGCCCGATTTGCATGCGAAGCTGCGCAGCCTTGGCTTCTTTGACGGGATCCACCCAGCCACGGCCAGGGCCGATCCATTTGCACCGTGTCCAGGCAGCGCGGCGTTCATAAAAATCCGGTGCGTCAATCACACCGCGATTAATCGCTTCCTCAAGCCACAGCTCATAAACGGGCTTCGCCCAATAGGTCGCCATCCATTG